CAGCGGTCAGGACAATCGTCCGACCTTCACTCCCTACCCACAGCAGTTGAGAAAGGTCTGCTGTGAGGTGACTTTCCGATGGGCCTCACACTACGCCAGGGATCACACCTTAATTTTCAGGTGTCCTGATGGCTGTGCCCTACCCGGTCGTACTAGTCACGGAGGAGATCCAGTCGAAGGATCTTAAAACCTTGGGGACCACCCGTCTAGGATGAGGTAAAGGCGTGCTCGCCATAGCACTTTAAGGAGTTACTTTCTCCCCTTCACCTACCGTGGTCATGCGTCCTCCAGACGTTCCCCCTACTCCCACACCAGGGTTCTATCCATCTCTAGGATTAAGAGCAATGGTGCTTCTTCGAATTTTCGGATGTGGGTCCCGAGCCCACCCATACGGGATTATCCTAGTGGGTCATCCACTAGGTGCAGCTGCGATAGGATAATTGAATTATCCTGGCGGGATTGCTGGATTCACAGTCGGAGAGACCATTACCCCTCTCCTTACCCGCTCGCAAGGGTTCCACAACGAACCTATCTAGGCTCATGATTCTCTCAAAGGAAGTTGCTCGATTAGCCATCACCGGGACGATTACTCCCCGGTTTGTTCCTTATGAGAGGGTCATTCATAGCCCTAGCTGCACCTATTGTCACCAATAGGAACTCGTTACCACGAAAATTCTCCGCAACAAGGCGCCCAACCCAAGAGTGATAGGATAGTCCTTTGAGGATTTCGGCTGTAGTTTCTGTCAGCAATATCCCAAGGTTCTCCGTCATCCCTACACTCCCGCCATGCACGTGGAACAAAAATCCACGTGCCTCTCACCGGTAATAGTGCATTTCGCAATATGGCTAATGAGACCATTCCTGGGCTTACACCAGGCCTATTACCAACCCCGCAACTCCAGTCGCTGCGCTGTTGGAATGTCATACGGACCATTCCCGAAGTTTGACAGCAACAGCCCCTCACGAACGATAGCCCTGTTCTCCGCTTCAAGGATTTCCGCACGCTCTCGGAATCCCCTACTGTACTCCTTGACGGAGCGCATCACGGTCCTCACGTGTCCACCTTGATACTTCAGGTTAAGTGGACGAGGACGGTGGAACATGCTATCTTGGCCCCAAGCCAACGACCCGAAACAATACGTCTTCTTCGGACCCAATCTCGCGGGCGGTGGAACATTCGCAAACTTTGACGTGAATGTTCTCGTCACCACCAGGCACCGAGATACCCGAGCCGCTGGATCTCCCAGCCCTTTCGAAGGCTCATACTCGAAGGCCTCAGGGAATTCCTTCATCAGGAAATCGTACGTATCCCTGCGGTATCTCCGAGTTACCCTGCTCTTCCAACCAAGGCGAACGTGCTCGCCACCCGGGAATCGACTAGCTTTAACATTGAAGTTTAGACGACACCGGGTCTCAGGTGGGGGACATGTTTTTCCCCTGAATCCCTGAGCAGTTGAAAGGGCAATGCCACTTTCCGAAAGACGTATAGATTGTTTCAAACCCTCATGGGTTGCCCATTCCTTCTTAAGAGGATATCCTTCAACGGTCGGGATAACTCTAGGTCTACCGTACTCATCGACCTCTACATTGTCGGACTCAAAGGAGTCATCAGTGAGGTGAGTACGGAACCATCTTTTTTTCAGAAGGAAATTCAACCAGCGATGAGGGACGACGGAAACGGGAAGGTGTTTCGATGTCAAGACGGCTCTGATATACGGGTGGGTCAACAACCACGCCGCCGTCTTGAAGGAGAGATGTTTCGCGAGGGAAAAAAGGCCAGATGCCCCCTCGTCAGGACGCTCATTCCAGAGCATGAAACCGAAGGTCATTTTCGGTATCGGACAGACATTGATGAGGGCGCCAGTCCATAGCGCGACACCCTCAAATCGATCTTCTGTCGTCCGATGAACCCGAAAAACCTGTGAGTTTAGCTCCAGGAATTCGGTCGAACGTCCTGTCTTGGAGTCGTTGACTTTGAATCCGACCCTAGACGTAACCTCTCTCCATTTGTAGTACATCGCATCATCCCCACAGAAAGCAATGTCGTCACCATTAATCCGGACGACAGAACGGGAGCGACCAACCTCTTCGGTAGCAATCTCGTGGCAAATCTTATTCAATATACATAGGACCACAAACGATCCTAGATTGCCCATCATGCTACCGCGTCTTATTGGCGATACTCTATCGTTCCACCGAACCTGGATATCGGTGAAGCTTTCCAACAAAATATCTCTTCTGACGTCATCAAGACCTTCAGACAAAACCTCGACTACCGCAAGTACGGCATCGGGGTTGAGGTTGTCCGTCGCAGCCTCATAGTCACCAGAGATAAATTGTTCCCCTGCTCGCAGGTCCAGAGCGAGAGGATGGAGATGACGGTGGGTTATGTCCCCGCGCACGAGCCACTTCTGCTTTGACAAATGTGTATAAGCAGCTTCGTGCACAGGGCGGATGAGTCGTTTCACTTTAGCACCCTGCATAGTGACGACGCGGAATTTCCCTTTGGTCT